TAGTGGGGGTAAATTTCGATCCGGGAAGGGATTGCCCCTAGCGCTTTCGAGCTTGTAAGCGCGCTTACACTTCGACTAAGCTGTCGAAGTGAAGAAGCGGAAAGCGGAAGAGGACACTCCCGAGCCGGTCTCTACCCTCGACCTCGCGCGGTTCCCCGAGGTACCGATGGCCCACCGGCCTCGGGAGTTGTTCTTCGATAGATCTCTAGAGCGCTGAGAGATTGAAACGCATCGAGCACGTGGGTACGAACCTGTACACGTGTTCACCCTCCCACGGCGCAACGACGCTGAGCAAAGTACCTATCTGCTCGCCGTAGCGCAGGGGCTGGAAGAGGGAACGATCTGGAAGGGCGAGGACGCGCAGGAAGCTCTCTGGCGCGAGATGCAGTCCTACGGCCTCTTTGCCCGCCGCCAGGGCCGCATGAACCTCAACGTCAACGTGTCGTCCAATGATCTCGCGACGTTGCTAGGTTGGAACAAATCGCGGCATACTCTTCGAGATAACTCGACGGTGGTGGGCATCTCCCAAGTCAATTCTAAAGTCCTCGAGGACAAGCAAAAAGAAGTGATGGTTGAGATGGAGAAAGCCTTCGAGTCCAAAAAGGCAAGGAAGAAACGGTGATGTTTTGGTGCTCATTTTGTAAGATGTGGCACAACGAGGGTCTTCCACGATGACGAACTACGGACGTTTGCAGCTCGCGATTGAATTCGGTTTGGTGAGTGACTACTCCGACGCAGCGCACATCCGTGGAAGTAAGACGTTCTCGGGGACCGGCGTGGAAGTGTACCGCGTCAATGCTGCTGTCGCTGGCAAGACGCTAGAACTAGGGCTATTCACATCGATCGCTCAAGTCATCATTCTCAACCACGATACCTCATTGGCCGTTACCGCGACGTTTACCGCGGCGAGCACTGTTTCCAAGTGCGTTCTAGCTGCTGCTGATGCTGTGACGTCTCCTAGCATCTGCGTTCAAGGCGCCATCGATCCGACTGCTGATCTCGTTCTCACATCTTCATCTGGGAGCCCGGCATGCACCGTCGTCATCTTTGGTACCTTGGCCTAACTTTGAACTGTGCGCAGCAAGTCGAAGCTGCCCCTGTGTTATTGAAACCGCTCTTCGATTGCACTGCCGAAGTGCAAACTTTAAAAGATCGACGTGACGCAGCGATCACGCTCTCGAAGATGTCGATGGGAGCCGGGGATTCTAAGAGTGCTTTGATGTTCCACGGTATGGCAGCAGCCTATGAAGAAAGCTCAGAGCAGTTGACGAAGAATTGTGGGCTACCAGAAGAACTCAAACCGGAAGAGATCAAAGTAGAAGAAGTTCCTGAAGAGAAAAGCGATATCTAAATGGACGCGGGGGCAGTCATAAAGCACAGCGCGTGGCTCGTCGCGTCTGCTGCTGAAGACATCAAAGCCGAAGCGTCACGCACTTCGAATTTTCTAGACTACTCCGATGTCGTGCGTTCGATTCTTCTCGAGAAGAACGCGCGCGAAGAAGAGGTACCGTTCGATGTCCGAGAATTCGCCGAAGCATTACGACGGCTCCGCGACAACTACGAATCAGAAGTTGCCGCAGACCCCATGTGCGTTTACGTTCCGGCCCATACCGTCGCTCTGGATTTTCACCGATCTACCGCGATGGTACGCTACTTTCGAGCGCCCAATCGAAGCTCCAAAACCGAGTCCGGATGTGCCGATAACTACTGGGTGACCACCGGGCAGCACCCGCACCGGAAGACCCCAACACTTCCATGTAGCGTCTTCATCATCGGCAAGAACTTCTCCAAGTACGGTACGACCTTCGAGAAGAAGTACCTGCTCGGCGAAGAAGGTAACCCGCTCTCCCCGGTGTTCCCCGAGGGCGGGAAGTGGCTAAACCGCTACGATCCGAAGAAGCACATCATCTATATCGCATGCTCGGAGTGCGCGAATAAGGGCCAAGCCCAGCGCTGTAAGCACCTCAAGTCGACGATCCAGCTCTTCTCGGATCGTGAAGGCCCTATGGTGCTCGCGGGCGGCCAGTATGCGCAGGGCCAGTTCGACGAGCACATCTCCGAGGAGTTCTACACCGAATCGTTGATGCGTCTTCAGACCGTGCCCTTTGGCAATCTGATGATCACGCACACGCCACTTGAGGGTAAAGGCGCCTGGGAGCATCTTCGCGTCACCAAGCAATTCCTTGATGGCGGTGAAGCGAATCTGGTCCCGGGCACCGATCGCAAGATCGTTGATCTGTTCACGTTGGACCAGTTCGCGGCGGGCCTCGTGCCCCATGAGCAGATCTTGGCGTTGCTCAAGAACATGCCCCCCGCGGAAGCCGAGTCCCGTGTCTGGGGCCGCCCATCAGCGTTTTCGAAGTCAGGTGTTTTCGACACTTGGATGATCTCCGAGATGGAGGACGACGTTCGGCCTCACGAAGTCGCGGCATTACATACACCGGACGGTAAGAAATCCCAGGAGCAATACCTTCGCAAGTCCGGACGCAAAGCACAGATTCACGCCAAGATCGATCTGCAAGCTAGTCTGAAGATCTGGGAGCGCCCGTTTCCCTATGGTCAGTACGTAATTGGTGCCGACGTGGCGCAGGGGCTGACCGGGGGGGACTACTCCTGCGCCGTGGTTCTCAAACTTGTCAGGCGGGGCGGTGATATGTGCTTCGAGATGGTGGCGCAGTACCACGGCCACATCAATTCGCTAGCGTACGCCGAAGAGCTGATGAAGCTCGCGATCTACTACAACTCGGCCACGCTCGTTGTTGAACGGCGCGGCCCCGGCGACGCCACGCTGCACCGCCTGAAGGAACTGGGTTACTGGAACCTGTTTCGTGACTTGTCAGATCCTTCGCAAGCTACCTTCACGCCGGACGCGCTTTTCGGCGTCGATACGAACGTCAAGACCAAGGGCATCTTCATTTCGATGCTCCAGAATACGATCAAAGACGCGCGTACTGGCGAGCGGACGATCATCATCCCCGACCACAGTACCCTTGAAGAGCTAGGTCACTTCGGCCAGGAGATGACTGAGACTGGGCTCTCGTATCGCTTCAAAGCCCTAGGCGGGATGCACGATGACCGGGTTATGGCCCTGGCGCTAGCCGTCTATGCCGCTCGCGTATATCCTGGTATGTATTCGGTCGAAGATGAGCGCAAAGCCCAAGCGCTGAAACGCCGAAAGCATACGCTCTCGCCCATGGAACAGAAGATTTGGGCGGACTATCGAAAAGAGATCAAGGAAAGGAACCGCAGTGATTTCTAATGCCGGCTTCGTTTTAGCAGTCACATTTGCGTTGATCGTGACATGGAACATCGCGCTAGGAGTTTTGATTTACTTCCACGTTCGAGGCGAATCAAAGCGCAGTGCCGCGCTAGTCGAGAAAACGCTGATCGGCGCTCGGGGAACTCCACAAGAAATCGCTGCCGCAATGAATGCCCGTGAGCAAAATGCCGAGTACATTGCGCAGTCAAATAAGGTCTTTAAGAAGGACCTAGAGAAGTACGCCAAACCGAAAGAGAAGAACATTGTTGTTGACTCAGTTACTGGTCACAAGATCGAAATCGATGAGGTGCTTTCATGAATCCATTGTTCAAGAACATGATGCCGCAACCAGATATGGGTTTCTCCGATGAGAGTGCTCGTGCTGCTTTGCAGGGCCGCACTAAAGATGGGGCGATGGTTACGCCTACGGACATCGTTCCGACTACGCCGGATATGAACCCGTTCATGGCTGCTATGGGCGCTCCAGTAGCGTCGTTTGAGGGCCCAGCTTCAATGGGCGCTGAAATGCCTCAAGAAGAACAATATGATCCAGAAGAGGACGAGATCTTTTCGCAGATGATGCAAGAGCGCATGCAGAAAGAGCAGACTGATTCTGAAGCAGCGCAAGCGAACACGATCCTCGATAATGATGCTGAAGCCCAGGCTCTGAAGAAACTCGGCGTCTAATGTCTGACAATCACAAGTCACCAGATCCCATTGGAATCGCCGAGGGCTATACGCCCGCGAAACCGTACACGCCTCCGCACGAGGAGCGTGAACAGGTCGCACGGATCCAAGAACTCTTTACTGCCGCCGAGCAAAGTCGTCGTCAGTACGATTACAACTGGGAGTTCTACAAGCTCTACCTCCAAGGCAATCAAGTCTTAGGTAGAGACATGGTGACTGGCGAAACGGTGCGCGTAAATTTGCGCCCCGAAGATCGCAAGCGGTTGCTCAGTGTTGAGAATCTTCTACGCCGTGCTGGGCGCGCCCTTGTTGGAAAACTCACCAGAATCATTCCACTCTGTGAGGTCATTCCGCGTACCGATGACCAAGACGAGATTCGGGGCGCTGAAACGTCAACGTCGTTCCTAGACTTCATCGCGATCAAAGAGAACCTCCGACAGAAGTACAAGCGCGGCGCCGAAGGTCTTGTGTGGTGCGGGACGTCAATCTTCCATCTGCAATGGGATAGCCAAGCGGGACAGGACATCGCCTACTGCAAGCAGTGCCACTACACCGATGACAAGAGTATGGTCGGCAAGCCTTGTGTTCACTGCGCGATGCAGTTCGAGCAAGAGGCGATGCAGAAGAACATGGAACGCCAGCAAATGGCGATGGAGCTTGGCGCTGACACACCGCCCCCGCCATTTGAGCAGCGCGAAGCGCAGCCAATGGTGAAGATCAATAATGGCGACATCGTTATTGATAAGCTCGATAGCCGAGAGTTCTATCCGGAACCCGGCGTTTCAGATCCGAAACTCTTCCGCTACTGCTTCGTCAAGAAGGCGATCCCGGTCACCGAAGCCCGTAAACGTTGGCCGAAGTACGCGGACAAGATCTCGTCCGAAAGCGGGATCTACACCGATAAGAGCGCCCAGTATTTCGGGAACTCGATGCGCTCGCAGGTGCAATCACTCGACGATCATGTCTATTGGTGGCGCTACTACGAAGCGCCCACGACGAAGTACGAAGACGGCCGTGTCGTCGATATCGTCAACAATATCATGGTCGATGAGAAGCCGAACAAAGCGTTCATGCTGCTCAAGCGCATGCCGTTCTTCTTTCAGTGGTTCGAGCGCAATGAAGGCGAGCTATGGGGCGAGCCCCCGATTGCTCAGGCATGGCCGACTCAACGCGAGCGCAACAAGTTGCTGACCCAGTTCCGTGAACATCGAGAGTTAACGTTACGCCCTAAAATTCTCATACCAGCGAATACAGATCTTGGCGTTGACGAAATCGATACGACTCCAGGACAGAAATTATGGTACAACCAGTTCGGTGGCGTGCCGAAGTATATGGAGATCCCCCAGATCCCAAACTACGCCTATAACGAACTAGAGCGCATGGAATCGAGTGTGCTCGCAGATTTCGGCGTCACACCGCAAGAGATCGGACAAACAAAAGGCGACCCCAGTGGGCGGTTTGCGGCAATCCTTGAGGCTCAATCGAGTGAATCGATCTCGCCGATTCTCGTTGAGAATTCCGGCGAGTGGCAGGACCTAGGGCGCTGCACACTGATCTTTGGGCAGCACTATTACTCCCGCGATCGTGCGTGGACGGTCTACGGCAAAGATCGAATCCGTTCCAATACCTGGGGCACGATGGTTTTCGAGCCGCCCCAGGACGTGCGTATCATCGAAGTTGACTCGCTATCGAAGAACCCCGCGATTCGCCAGGAACAGATGCGGGCGTTTCTCCAGGACGGGGCGTTCAACAATCCGCAAACCGGGCTACCGGATATGCGCCTCTATCTTCGGGCTACCGGGATTTACCTTCCCGGGGCAAGCCCCGATGTGATGTCGCGCGAGCACGCGTACTTCGCTCAGGTTCCCGAGATGATTGCGCAAGGCGTTCCATTTGAGCCAAAGCCATGGGATGACGCGCGCACCGCAGTCGAAGAGCTAGTAGAGTGGCTCCGCGGTAAGGGGCGTAGCGCGAATCCAGATCTCCAGATGCAGGTCGGGCAGCTCTACCTTTACTATCTAAGCCTACTTGCGCCAGCTCCGACTGATGGCGCGATCATGGGCACGCCTGGAATTCCGCCGCCCCAGGGCCAGCCCACGGGGCTAGGCGCCGGAGCTATGCCCGGGCCGCAAAATCAGCCCGTTCAGCAAGGTGATGTCGCTCAGAGCGCCGGAGATGTCATTCAAGCCGCTGACCAAGCCGGCGAAGCCGCTGTGCGCGGTAACACCCCCCACGAGGGCTAAAGCCTCCCTCACCGGATTTACTCACGGTGAGGGAGTTTGCCGAACAGGTTAGGGGGGAACCTGACCGACGCTCGAGATGCTACCCGAGCGCCTACCTACTTGCAAGCGCCTGCGCTTAGTGATTCAATAAGCGCACCTAGATTTGATGTAAGCGCTGGCCCCGTAAGGGCTCATCTTTCTAGGCTTTTCTTTCACCCTAACCGCGAGTGGTCTCCGTAAGAGACTAGGGCAAAATGGCAGTTTCAGCTTCTGGTGTTTCTGACAGTAACGCGCCGAATTCAACTCCGGCTAACGCTCGTCAAGCCGACGTGGGGAAA